CAACAGCCTGTTCAAAGCTCATAATCAGCCCCGTATGGCGGCTGTACACTCTGCCGTCATACTGCACTCCGTACATCATCTTCCCATACCACGCAGAAGTGATAGTGTCGAACAGCTCCCAAAGCTCTTTGTTCGGCATGGTCAGCCCTCCCTTTCCAGAATCCTGAACGCACGGCGAAGGTTCTTCTTGCGCGTTCGTGCCTTTTTACCATGCTTGGCAAGGTGACAGACTCGCGCATTCCCTTCGTTGCGGATAATCCGAAGCACTTGATCTTTGATGTGGAACACGAACTCAAAAAAGTCCTCAACCTGTTTCTTCGTCAGCTTCATTTCGAAAGTCGCTTCCCCGGTGGTGACGATATCATGTGCGCCGTAGGCATCCATTGCTTCCTCTACAACGGTCAATTCAGAACACACGGTTTCACCCAATGGCTCGAAGTTATCGTCACCAAGCGACCCAATGTAAAGCATTCCTGCGCTCATGCTTCATCCTCCTCCACTCTTCGCCACATCCAATTGCGTTGACTGATGCCACAGCTTCTGCAAGGTTCTTCGTATGCGTTGTGACCGAAGTGTACGCACACCTTGCAATCCCTGATTATCGCCAAGTCCTCAACCGCTGCGTTCCTTTCCTGCTCCAATTGTTTAATGTAGATAATGGTGTCTTTGAGCAACTGAGCCGTGCAAGTGCCGGGAATCTTGCTCCCGTTTCGATACGCGCACCCGACACAACCGCTGCGAGGAGATAGCCCATGAATCCGCAGAGATTTCATGATTTCATTGCTCGTTTTCATTCTTGCTCCTCCTCCACTCCGCGCCACTCCCATTTATCTCTGCACCCGTTGATGCAAGACGCACAGGGTTCATCGCTTTCATCGACAAATGCATGCTTGCACATGGTGCAACTGTTTCGTGCAATGCTCATGAAATATGCATTATCCCGCTCCAGCTGCTGGATGTAGGCGAGGGCATCGGCGCAAATGTTGCGGATGCAATCAATGTCACCAACGTAAGGACAATCTGCGTGTTCCCCGTGGCACTCGTCTGCACTGCATGCCCCCAGTCCCCGCTTGATCTCGTCAGGCTTTTTCATCGTTCTTCTCCTTCTCAAGTCGTTTGATATATTCCAAAGCGTCTTCCATGACCTCGCACCAACAGTACCAGTCTGCAGCAGTGTTGTATGGGCATTCCATGCATTCAAAGCCCCTGCCGCTCTTGCACTCAAGACCTTTGCGGATCTCATCGGGTGTTTTCGTCTTCGACCGCCCCCCCTTCAGTCTTCCTCTTCATCAACCAGCCTGTACCGCTTCACATGGCAGTCTTCGCCAAAGCGGTTCTTCACGGCTTCCATCGTCCCGGCAATCTTGTAGCCATCCTTCTTCAGTTCGCTGATTCTGGATGCAAGGCGCATCACGCCAAGGTCATTCACTGCTTCACGGGTGGTGATGCTCCCAAACGTGTGCATGTAATGCAGGATGCGGTCACACTGGTTCGGCCTGCTATGCAGTTCACTCATTCTGTCCACACCTCCTCATCAGTTCTCGCCCAAAGGCGCATGGTGCGGGGCAATCGCTGATGCAAACGTTCAGCTTGCCCCGGCTTCTGGGACACATGCCCTTGCACAGATCATGGAATGCCATCTCTTCCAGCGGGACATCCGTTGGCATGTACAGACTTTCTGTGCGGATGCCTGCTGGCGTGTAGATCATCACAGCGTCAGTCTGTCTCATCCATCCACCTCCACGATTCTGTCTTCTGGCATCGTCTCTCTGAATTCGATGCGAAGCCCCATCTTCTCGTACACCTCATCAATGGTTTCTTCGCTGATCAGCGTGTTGGTGATGATCTCATCCATCCTGCGCATGAACCGCGCACACCGCTTGTGACCCCACCCAGCAATCTCATGCAGTGCCAGAGCAGATGCCGCATAGGCTGTCTTGATGGTGTACTCAACGCCCTCATGTCTGCCGTCCTCAAGCCCAAGCTCATAGTTCCGCTGAAGATCTTCAGGCGTGATGCCGTTCTTGATCAGAGCCTTCAGGGTGTCTTCCTTGGTCATGTTCCTGCGATATGCAGGGGTGGCCTTTGCCTTCGCTCTTCTCTGCGCTCTGTTCACTCTGTTCCACCTCCTGTGATGAATTCGCTGTGGGGCAGAAGCTCAATCCACTTGCAGAACTCGCGCCATTCAGGCAGTCTGTGGTTCTTCCTTTGCTGATAGATGGTCTTCAGCTGCCTGTAATTGGTGGTCATCCGTGCCGTGAGCCTGAAGCCAGTCGGCACGTTGTAAAGCACATACAGGTAGTTTTCAGGCGTGGGGTTCTTGTTGTAGCAGTCAATCAGCGTCCGCAGGATGTCAATGATCTCCTTGTGGACAAACTCATTGCACTGCTTTGCCGGGTCAAGTTTGGTGATGCGATGCATTGTGGACTGGCTGGACACGAAGTCAAACCAGTGATACCGTTCCGCTTCCACCCACGCCTTGATGGAGAAGGTCAGATCAAACTGGACGATGATGCCCGTCAAGAACTGGTCGTGGCCTGTGCCTGTCTGGCACGTTGCCAGCCCACGCACCCTATCGGTCACCTCTGCGTTGCACTGGTAGGTGTCAACCGCCATGGGATACTTGCTGGCCTTCACGCTCTCATCAAGGCCGTACACCTTCACGTTATCGACCATCAGTCATCACCCGCCTTCCTGTGGAGACTGCGCCACGCATTGAATCCGTCAGGATAGCGGTTGCGCAGCTTGTCCACGTTCGTCTGGAGGATGGATTCAAGGTCATATCCGATAGTGTGCGCCATGACAGCCAGATACCAAGCCACATCACCCAGTTCCTTTGCCAGATTGTATGCCAGAAGAGGATGCCCCTGAAAATATGCCTTCTTGACAATATCAGCGCACTCTCCTGCTTCACCAGTAAGACCAAGCGCACAATTGATGATCATGGGCAAGTCCTGATTCATGCCGTTTGCCGTCCGCAGAGCTTCCTGCTGGTATTCATTGATCGTCATGCCGTTTTCCTCCCTTGCTGTGCTTCTCTTCGTATTCTTCCTGCAACAGTTTCAGCAACGGTCTGCCATCCAGACCCGTCAAGTCCGTGAAATACTGGCTGTTCAGGAATTCTTCTGCATCTTCTCGAATCGCGCTCCCCGGCTTGGTATTCACCACATCCAGCCGCGCCTGTTTGACCATGGCTTCCACCAGATTCAGACAGCCCAGCGGGTCAAGATCCATGGGCTTCTCACAGGGTTCTTCACAGGTCTTCGTGACCTTCTTGCGCTTCTTGCTCATACAATTCCCTTTCTGTCAAGTCATGCCCGGAGTTCCATTCCCCGTAAAGGTTCATCCAGCTGTCAAACTCCATCGTCACAAGGATGTTGGAGTGGTTCTTCTTGTGGAAGACCGCTGGGAGGGCGTTCCCGCCCCCCGCAGCAGCATCCCGCTTGGCTTGGCTCATCCATTCATACAGGCGCATATGCTCTGCATGCTTGGCTTCCACATGGATGCCGGGAAGACCAACCACATCAGCCGCATCTCCCGTGTTCCCGCAATACTGGGCTGTGCGTCTTGCGTCATAGCCGTATTCACGGAACTTGGAAGCAAGCAGTCTTTCAAACCGTGCGCCCTTCTGCTTGCTGTTTACCGCCATGTCATCACCTCATCAGAACGGAAGGTCATTGTCTTCCACCGCCGTGAAACCCTTGTTTTCATCCTGAATCGCCTGACGCTCCAGCTGGGTGTAGGCCGCTTCCTGTGCGTTCTTGCCTTCGCAGAATTCGTGACGATCCACCACAATGTCCGTGGTGTAGTGCTTCACGCCGTCCTTCTCATAGCTGCCCGTCTGGATGCGACCCTCCACCGCGATCTTCATGCCCTTGTGCAGATAGCCCTGCACGAAGTCGGCACTCTTGCCAAACGCCACGCAGTTCAGGAAGTCGGCTTCCTGCTGGCCGTCCTTCTTGTAATCGCGGTTTACCGCCAGACGATACTTGGCAATGCTGTTGCCATTCTTGCCGCTGGTCACTTCAGGCTCGTTGCAGAGCCGCCCAATGCCAATCCACTTGTTCATGCTTCTTCCTCCTTCATTTCAGTGACGGTGTATCCCGCCTGTCGCAGTTTTTCAGCCATCCGTTGCAGATGACGCTGTTTCTTTACACCCTCATATTCAGCCAGCCGCCGCTCATATAAAGCCACATCCAGCTGTTTGATCTGGTCTGCCTTGCTTTCTGCACCCTTGCCGGGGTTTCCACGCCTGTCATTCCGATGGAGCAACCCCATCCGATGGAGCTTCTGCTTCATCAGGATCTCTTCACGGTGCGCTATGTAATATTCATGTTGCCATGCTTTGCGCCGTTCCTTGTTCTTCTGGTAGTTGTTGGCGCAGGCAGCCTTGTTTTTCTCCCGATACTCCATCTCGGTCATAGGGTTGTCTGCTCCTTCTTATACATAGTGGCGTTCTTCAGCACCCACTTGATGTAGTGAGCCACATCTTCCAGCACAACTGCAATTGATGCATCTTCATCCAGCATCCGAAGCCCCTCCACCATGCCCAATGCTTCAAACAGGGCTTCTCTCGGCTCATACTCTTTCATGCTTTCAAACAACGGTCACACCTCCTTGTAATGCTTGATACCAGTCAACGCCTTGTGGCTCTTGCAGTAAGCGCACTTTCCGCAGCCCATCGGCTGGATCTCGCCCCGCTTGATGGCGGCATATCTGGCACTCAATTCCTCCACGTAGTGCAGTGCCACTTCCAGATCCTCATCCGGGATATGGATGGCAGTGATGTCAGGCTCTGCTTCCTTCGTCACGCCCACGATCACAAACGGTGCATTCCTTCCGTCAAGGTGCTGGTAGATTGCACCTTGGATGTCGTAGCCCCAGTAGTTGACGAAGCTGACCTTTTCCATCATGTCTTCGTCCCAGATCGGTTCAAAGTCACGCATGCACTTCAGATCCACGATGACCGCACCGCCAAAGGGAACAAGCTGTCTGACTTCGGGGAACTCCTTGCAGATGGCTTCCACCTGATCTTCCTCCAGCAGGCTGTCATACTTGGCTTTGTACCACACGCCATTGATCTGCCCGGTCTTGATGACCTGATGACCTCCTGCCAGAAGCATCCGTGCCAACTTGTCACGCTCCAGCCGCTGGGCAATGGTGTGGGCGTTCTGAAATTCAGCCTTCAGCGTCCCGTCCTTCTTGCGCAGGCCAGGATTCCTTCGCATGAACTGGGGCAGTTCGTGGGAGAAGTAAGCATCCACGTAAG